GATGACATTGAAAAACTTCCTCATGATCTGATCTTGTCTCTCTTTAGAAATGTGACGAATCGAGACTTACCATTTAGACATTTCTTTCCTATGGCTCATGATGGAAGAGATGGATCAAGCCCAGATGTCATTTTTACACAGACTATGAATGCAATCTTTTTAGAAGTTGGTACAACACAAGGTAGAGAAGATAGAGCTTTTGAACAGAAGATGGACACATATAGAGATGCTATTCAAGTAAGGTGTGGCTCCCTTTGGCAATATTATGTTTTGATTGTAAGTAGATCACGCATTGTTTGTAATTTCACACTGACAAAGGAAGAATGTGAACTGATCTTTATGAGATACACATATGGGATGATTGTTAAGCAAAAAGCCAAAGACACTGGATTGAAGCTAGATCATGATGACGAAACATCAAGAATAAAAGAAGAAATCAAAGCGAATTTGTTTGATTCTATCAATAGAGAAGGAGTAGATACCACAGACTTTCTTTTCATTGATGAGACTAGCTTGCAAAATTTTGATTCAGTTCCTGAAGATGATTATATGAGAGGATTATTAGAGGATGCAAAGGATGATTTTAAGAAGCAAACGGATTCATCACGAGACAGGTTTGACATTGATGGCTTCATTAAGGAACATTATCAGAATGATGAAATAGAGTATAAGAATAACTTGAAGCCAGTGGTTCCATTTCCAGCATTAATCATCTCTGAAGACGATATGAGTATCAATAAGAAGATGATGTCTATGGAAGTTATTGAGAATGATAATGGCCCTTATTCAAGATTCTGGGCAAAAGCAAGAATGAATATGGGTCTTATGATGAATGATGATGAAGAGAACAATGTTTTGAGGAATTATAGAACAAGAGATACTGCTGACTACACAATCTCTTCTGCTAAGAAAAATCATAAGGATGAGTTTTATCATAGAGGAAGAATCATTGCTGATATCAACTATGAGGATTCTTTGTTCTTTGCTGAGAGAGGATATCATGGAAAGAAGTTCAAAGATAACATTGTTTTGAAGAATTCTAGAGAACAATCAAAGAAAGGTTTTAGTTGGGATGTAGACTGTAGTGATATAGAAAATTTTATCATGAGAGAGGATTTGTTCAAGCAATACACTGACGTTAGAAATCCTGTCTTAGATTCTATGAAGACACTATTCATGAGGTATTTTGAGAACATCAAAAGCCATTCAGCACAGAAATTCAAAAACTTCCTCAGTACTAAAATTGGGATGTTCCTCACTTTTATTACAACCACTGCTTCTGAGATTAATTTGAACATTAGAAAGCCAACATCTGGTAATGAATGGATAATAACTTATAACAGACTTTTTAAGTTTCCAATTGCGATTCATAATACAGGATCAAACAAGCATACTCTTTTTATGTTATTGATTGAGAAACACAGGGTGCTTGATAAGATTGATCTGCCGTTTACACCTATGATAGATCTTGGGAATTACTATTGTTCTCCTCTTTTGTCCACTAGGAATCATGATTTATCAATGCATGTTGGAATACTTACAAAATTTTATTCTACTTATATTACAATGACCGATGTGTGTAATGAGAGTCCAGTTGTGAATCCTGAGTTTAGGTTTAATCCTGAAGTCTTGGTTTCATTGTTGATTTCAATGGAAAACAAAGAACAGACATCAGCACCTCTTCAGAATGTGAGATACATGTATATGGATTTATTATCAACATCACCAGTCAAATCTGATCCTTTCAAAGTAATTACTAAATTTAACAAAATCTTGAGAAGTAGACTAATTGTTTATCTTATGAAGAAAATTGTGACCGCATTTAAAATAATGAGTGTGAACAAGGAGGCAGCTGATGTTATAATGAACCATCAATACGGCAAAGATGATGAAGACTCAGATGAAGAAGATAGAGATCCTGATGATGAACAAGATATTGTTGTTCCTACTTCTCAAGATCAAGTGGGTGGTTTGATTTCTTGGATTTCTATGAAGCCCCTAAAAACTTATGAAGAAGCTCTCAATCTTTCATACATGGGTGTATTTCATGAGAAAGACAAATCAGAAGAAAAACACGGATTTTTGAAGATCTTTGAAAAAGTCATCACTGAAGAATTAAAAATGGATCAGAGATTCTGCAATAAATTTAGAATGGGTTATGAGCCACAACAAACTTATTGGCCGAATGTTTCACCATCAGATCTAAAGTCACATGAGTTCTCTGTTCCTCACGTTAAGATGATAGGTAAGGCTATCAAGTCTAAGCTTGCAACATCAGGTGTGTCTCAGACAGCTCTTAAAGATCTAGTCCTGGAAAAACTCAGCAAAGTGTGTTATGAAGAGCTTGCTACTTTTAAAGCTAGTGCTGAGTATTCTGCTTTCACGAGTGGTGATTTGCCATACTTTGGATACAAAGCTAAGAAGAGAAGAAAATGTTTGTCTGCAATCTTGTCTTTAATGGAAGAAATTGGAGCAACTTCAAGATGTCCTTTCTCTAGTTTTAGGAAACTATTCTCTTTATTTAAACAGCATGGAGGATTGATTGCCAATCTTTTCAAGAAAAATCAGCTGACTGGTGTGAGAGAAATCTTTGTTCTTTACATTCATGCAAGAGTTGTTGTGAACTTCTTAGAAACAGTTAGTAGAACTCTTTGTGAACTCATGCCTAATGAATACTTAACGAAAGGAACAGAAAAGTTGTCAGCAGTGATGACTCATTATAGCTCTGTTTCTAGCGAGTTAAGATATAAGATTTCTGGATCATCAGTATCATCAGAAACAATTAGTGATTCTGCTGATGCGACGACTTGGTGTCAACGTTTTATCATGCCAGTGTTCTCGGTGATGTTTAATGAGATATTTGGTGATAATTGGACCGAAATGAATCACACATTGCAAAGTATTCTCAATGAAGTGACATTCAAGAGACTAGAGTTGCCAGTCGATCTACTAACTATGTTCTTTAACAATCAAGACATTTACTCCCCATGTGATGAAGGTATTAATGAACTCAAAAGGCAATTTCTTGGTCATCAAGATCACGATAGAAAAGATTTGAATAATGGATTCTCCATGTTTCTCAAAAATAGAAGTAATTTCATGCAAGGCATTTTGCATTACACTAGTAGTTTGGTGCACTCAGGTCATCTTCTACTGTTCACTAGATGGATATCGAAATTAACAGAAATGAGATTTGGAAAGGAAGTGAAAGCAATCACAACTACTTTATGTTCATCTGACGATGCTACTAGAATCACAACTCTGATATTTAAGAAAAAGGATCCCATGCTTCATAAGAGAGTGATTATGTTTTTAATCTTTACGTCAAGCCTTCTTAAAGCAAGTTATCCATTGTTTACTGCAAAGTTATCAGAAGAAAAAATCAACGATGGCTGTGCTGACGAAGGTTGCAGAATTCAATTCAGTCTGGTTCTTTAGAAACACCATGCTTACACCTAAAATCAAATGGTCGTTTGCTGCAATGCAATATAAAGTTTCTTCTAGTCCAGTTGAAAGACAATTGCAGGATCACAATTTGCTAAGAGATTTAATGGCTAATGGAGCATCAACTGTTACTTGTAATGATGTGCAGATTGCCTGTTTGGTGAACCATTATGATTGTTTAGGAATGTTTACCACTGATAAAAATGTGTTTTCATCATTACTCAATGAGATTGTAACAATTTGTCATCCAATTGGCTGGTTCTACTTTCTTTCTAATCCGAAAACATCAGCAGCTCTGGGTTACCAGCATACAAAGTACTATAATTTGAAACTGTCGAAAAACGCAAGGATTTGCGAACTGATATCTCGGAAATCTTTGATTGGTGAAACATCAGATATTGGAGGGAGATCATACTCAGTAAAGATGAGAGTTGGATCATCTCACAATTATTTCAAGTTTATCAACTCTGAAATCAAAATTAACAAAGATGAATTGGAACAGATGATGCATGATAACATTGAGTCTCTCTTCTCTAAAAGTATTGATTTATATGAAGAAAAGATTAAAATATTGATGAAAGCACATGCTCCAGGATCAGAAAAATCATTCTCTT